CTCTTCATATCATCTATCTTACGTCTTTCATCTCTGGCGCCACTTCCAAAGCTATGACCGCGATCGCGGAAAGCACCTGAGACATAGCTTGCAAGAGTCTTCTTAGAAATTTCGTCAAGCTGTTCGGTTTCTTCGTCTTCTTCTACTTCTTCCTCAGCGACTTCAACTTCATCATCGTTTTCGTCTTCAACTTCCCATTCATCGTCATCACCGTATTCGGTGTTAGAGACTGGAACATCAAAGGTGTTCATCGGAATTTCTACGCGCAAAGCGTCAAGACGTTCACCAATTTTCTGATCAAGAACAGCCTTTAAAGCATCCTGAACATCAGCTGGTCTGTCCTCGATTGCACCACGAATGATGTCGTCATAAGCTTCAACCAGAAGCTCTTCCACAGTTTTTTCTTCTTCCTGATCCATATCAGTGTCTCCTTAAAATTCTCTGTTCTTATTTATTCTTTTTAGGTTGCGAAGATGCATCCTGTTGTGCTTGTTGATTTTGGAACTCTTGATCCTGCATTTGCATTAGCATATCAGGAGGCAAGAACTGTGGATTGTCCACTTCCTCTGCGATCTCATCATCATTCTCTTCAATGTCGTCTTCTGACTGACGATGAACATGCTTACGTACCCAAGTGTTTGAGTAGTAACGGCCAACGTAAGGGTCAATCAACTGTGCGGCGGTTAGACGCATCTGTAGGATTTCAAGATCCTTGAGTTCAGCAAAGTCATTGTCCATAAGATATTTGAACTTGATGTGATGAACGATTTGATCCCACTCATCACCGCTCATCAAGCGCTTGAGCACAAGGTTACGTTCAAGCACTTCAAGGAATACTGTTGAAAAGCGCAAGCGAAGTCGATCAATGAACTTAGCAAACTTGACTTCATCATGACTGATTTGAGTCGAACGACCGATTTCAAATGCGTCATCGGGATTCAAACGCGTGACAGGAACGTTCAATGAATTGTACAACTTGTTCTGAAAGTATTGAATGTCTTCAATCTGGCCAAGGTTCTGACCAGCTGGCAGAGTGTCAATTTCAGTACCCTTGCCACCTTCTCTACGAGGAATGTAATAGTCCTCGATCATAGTCATGAACTTGCGATCGTCCTTGATCTCGCCCGTTTGAGCGTTGTAGACGACCATGTTTTTGTTTGAGTTCATGATACTCGCAACGTAAGCTTCCGCCTTTGAATGGCTCATGGTGCCAACGTCAACGTAGAAGATACGGCGTTCAGGTGCACGGCTGATACGATAGATGACCAGAGAGTCTTCCATCGAACGCAGCATGTTCAGCGGCTTAATAGCTTTGTGAAGATAGGAGAGAACCATCGTCTGGTTCGAATTGCTCATACCCGACGGAACATAAACTACCGCATCCTTGGCGATCTTCACACCGGTTGAGGTTGATGTGAAATTCTGCAGCTGTGCGGTTGGGCCAGACATAAGAGCTTTATCAGCATAGATGTAGTATTCTTTATCAACGTGTGTCAGAACAGTGTTGGTGTTCTTGTCCTTGGTTGATTTGACTTGACGGATCTTGCGGATCTTGCGCGGGTCAAGGTAACGAAGTTCACGAATACCAGCTGACGGCGCTGCAGGATCGAACAGCACAAGATAATAAAGTCTGCCATCGATGTACCAACGGCGGAATACGTCATACGAAATTCGATGGAACTCTAACAAGCGTAGGACTTCATCAAATTCCGATTCGATTAATTTCTTTGTTGTATCAGGAACAGGAACGTCATCAAGAACGATCTGAACGGTCTTTTCGCCATCCTCAGTCACAATTGATTCGTTGACGATTTCATCAATGGCTGCATCGATTTCTGGGTGCAATGCCATATCTCTGTACTTAGTGATAAGTTCAGATTCGTTTTTTACTGTACCTTCAAGATCAAGAAATATACCACTGGAACCAGCGGCAGCATTAGGAGAAGGAGCGTTAATAACAGTTGCGCCGTCATCTTTCAACGGCGACGCAATTGCTGGGATCGCTTCTTCTGGCTTCCTAAATCTCTTGATTTCAAAACCTAGTATTTTCATTATCTAATTCCGATACTTTTAGAAGTCGTCAGGTAGTTCAAGCGGGAAGATCGGATCATCTCCGGCTGCTACGTATGGTTCCCACCAATCGTAAGCAAAGCGCACTGAGAAGTTTTCCACTTCGTTGACATTGTTGTAGTCAAGAGGAATATCGGATATAAGCGTTGGGAAAATGCCTTCAAACAAGTAAGTCTTGGTAGCACCCGGTCCGTCAACCTGGCCAGGACCAGTCTTAGCAAACTGAGTTACGAAAGCTCTTGTCTTGTAGGAATTACCCAAAGCTGGAGCAATGTTGGCCATGTCTATATCAAGTCTGTTTGAGATGATCGTGTTGATGCCATTATGCCAAGCTTCGAATGTGTTACGCAGCAAGAAGTCTTCATCGTTCAAGATTGTGACATTCCAGTCCTCAAAGTCTCTGTTGCCAGCTAACTTGATAGTACGACCGAAGTAAGGGATCGGAATACTACCAATGATGCTTTCTGGCAGAGAGGTAGCTCTGACAAGAAACTGTGCTTTTTCAGAAGCACCAGGCACGTCAATTGCGTCTGGGAACTGTAGAGTCACAAGGAAGTTGGTGGGTCTTGCCCCACCAAAAACCAAACCTTGCGATCTGAAGTTGCTGATGTTAAATCCAGCCAAGATATTTCTCCTTTAAAACCTAGTTATGACCACTTTTGTCTGTTGATATGCCAAGGCAACATTTGTAAATTTGAAGGAGAAGCTATCACGGCTGGTGATATGTTGTCTTCGAATCCTTTTTTCACGGATATGATATGATCTAATTGATAACCATTGATAGTACCGTTTGGCATTCTTGGCAGATTATTTGGATTGATCATTTCTTTATATTTATTATAGTTTTTCTCAGTTAGGTATCTTACTTGATTAGCATACTCTTTGAATTTTCCCTTGTCAGGATTCCATCGACCGTGATTTTCTCCAGAGCGAGTCATTCGTGTGCATTGTATAGATCTTGAACAATTTACACATCGATGAATACCAGGATGTAATTTCTCTTGTTGTTTAAAATTACCGTAAGACACTTCTCTAATATCACCACAGCAGTCACATTTGTATTTTACTTTTTCATATGTCCGCTGTGGTATTTTATTCAGTAACATTTTCTATCTATTTATCCGCCAAATCCAGTAACAGTCTCAAAGCTGACACCGGTACGGGTAGCAACAAAGTTCAGCGTAATGAAGTTGATAGAACGTGCTGGTTTAATCAAAATCGTCATGATCAATTCGTTACGATCAATAACTTCAGGAGTGTTGTTAGAAGAGTCACAAATAACGCGGAAATCGTAGATACCACGACGACCCTTCACATCTCTTAGATATGGAGTAACAGCATTTCTGAACTGAGCACGGGTGAAGTCATCATTGAACTCATACAGAACAAATTTCGAAGCCTTTGTGATCGCCTTTTCAAGTGTGATGAACAGACGACGCACATTGATACGATCGAATGCTGATTGATGATCAAGAGACGTCTTGTCACCGTTCAGATAAGTGCCGAGACCCTTTTCTGAGATAACTGGGTTGACAGCTGACTTGTAGAGCGTGTCACGTTCTGCCTGACGAGGATTCCAAGCCAGACGGATAACATTTGAAATTTGACCACGGGTTAGACCAGCCGGTGACCACCATGGATCGTTGGTACGATCGGTTCTAGCGCAAAGACCAGCGATGTCGGCGTTCAGAGGTACCCAACGATTTACGTCGTTGTACTTGTCGTACATCCACTTGTAACCTGAGTCACAAACAACGTAAGACGAGTCACGCAAGTTGCTAGCAAATGCCACAACATCGTTCGCTTCTTCACCCTTGTTGTTCACAACGTCATCAATATCTGGTGAAACGAATAGAACACAATCCTTTGGATTACGCTTGTTGACAACATTGTCAGTGATGTAGTTGGCCAACTGCGTATGATTTGTTACGGATTCACCGCGTGCCTTGCCCTGGAAGAGCAAGCCAACGTCCGTGTCTTCTGAAGATGCAAAGTGATCCCAGCCGAAGGCCAAGGTGCCAATTGAAACATCTGCTTCACCAAGACCAGAGGCACCACCAACCATTCTCATTGAGAGTGGCTTGGTAGCAGTTGAGCTTGCGACGAAAGCCGCCGTAGCGGAACGTGCCGTTGTACGATCATTAGCCCACCAAATATACTTTGACTTGGCGTTGAGTACGTTCTTGTAATAGATGGTTGCGCCATCGTTTGACTTTGCATCAGTTGCACGTGACATGTTGTTGTAAACTTCAAGCACAGTGCCTGGGCTGTCAGAGAACGCACCGCCTTCATCAACAACAACTGCATGAACTTCATCCATTGCAGCTGTGTTACCGAAAGCAAGAACGTAAGGTGATTGACCCGGTGCTGAATCGAAACGTGGGTAAAATTCCCAGAAACGAGAAACAGTAAGATTTTCTACGTTGCCAGAAAGCTTAACTTCATCATCCGTAGTAAAGGTCACGGTGAAGACGTTTGAAGCCATAGATACGCCGCTCAGCGAAGTGATCTTGAGAATCTGTAGACCGATGGTGCTGTTACCAACTTCAACAAGATCACCAACTGACAATGCATCGTTGATTACACCAGCTTGTGCGTTAGCAGCAGTTACGTGCGTTGCATTAGCCGTGTTTGCCGGAACAACGGCTACAGTGATGGTGTTAGAACCAACTGTTCCTGTCAGAACAGATGCGGTAGCATTGAGCGTAGAAGTGTTTGCTGCGATAATGATATCTGAACTGAATTGATCAGCAGAGTCACAAACAGAAACACGCAGCGAGTTACCTGGTTCACCAGGACATCTTGCTACATACAATGCTGCAGAGTCAAATGAACCAGTACGACCGGTGTAGTCATCTTCATTCTTAACGACCAATGAATCCCAGTCAGAAACATCTGACATGTCGTAGTTCAGATCGCTCTGTAGAGCGGCTGCTGTGAAGGTCACGTTATCGCGGAAGAGAACGTCAATAGAATCCACATTTGCTGCGAATGAGTTGTTCAGAACGACAGCGGTAGAATTGACTTGTGAAATAATCGCGCCAACAGGTGCACCAACAGCATTAGAGAACGCAAGAACTTGACCAACTGCAAGATCAGTCGTGTTGCTTAGCTGCAGGACGTTGTTTCCAGCAGCACCAGCAAGGCTTGTTGCGTTGCCTGAGAATATCTTTTCAACCGTGTTACCGGTTGTGTCAGCGGCACGCGTGAGGTTCAAACTGTCCGTGTACGCCAAATAGCTTGCGCAAGACATCCAAGTCTCTGCGTTGAAGCTAGTAGGCTTGAAGAATTTACTTCTTAGAATGTCTTCGCTGTCGACCAGCACAACTTGGTCTACTGGACCCCACTGAAACACGCCAGAAAAAGCGCCAGGTGTAGACGTAGGCGGTTCAATGCCCGGTGTCAGGTCAAATTCCTTGACTTGAGTACCTGGAGATGAAAGAGTTGTCATGCTTTGCTTATCCTTTTTAGTTTTGCATTCTTAAATCGTTGCTCATATTTATCAAAAACCAGTTTTTAAAAGAAAATTCGCACCTTTTTGTCAGGGTCATTATCAAGCACCCAACCATGTTTGTTGTTACCTAATAACTGACGTTTCTCCAATTCACCGTTACCGGTGTTGATCATGGCGAATGGTGTCAGGTTTTCTAGGGTTTGTTGTTCGGAACGATCTCTGAGACGCTTTAAAACGTCAATATCAGTCAACTCACGGAACATTTTCTGATCCGAAAGCCATGCAAATAGCACCAAGCACATCGTCAAGTCGTCAGTAGCACCAGGTTCGGCTTCCCATGAGCGTCCCTTACGGATGAACCTAGAGAGCTCTTCAATGGTAGCTTCGTCGTTGATGATGAGCTGTTCTTGCTCAATCAACATCTTCATAATGGAACAACCGGTAGCCTTGACCGTTTTTGTGGTACGCACGCCGATTTCGAACTTCTTGGCAGAAAATCCACCTGAAACCTTCTTGCCGGCAGGACCGGCTGATTCAGTGTGAACTAGATTGTCATACTCATAGTCGTCATGGAGAATTTGACAGACCTGTCCACCAACGGAGTTAAGCTCAACCAGAACTGAGGCTTCGTTGTAGGTCTTACCCATCTGATAGATGATGTCGGCAAACTCAACCGGTGTGACCAGATTTGAACGGAACGTACAAACTTGGTTGAACGGCTGTTTGGTAACATCGATGATTTGAAAGGCTGAGTAATCCAAGCCCTTACCTTCGGCGACGTCAGCCACCAAGGCATAGATTCTGCCCTTTTCAGGCTTGTAGTATTGTTTGATGCCATACTCATCCATGAGCGGTACGTCTGGGATAAGCTCCTTGAGCTTCTTACCAGAGAGCAGCGTGTTGGATGATCCCAGGAAGTCGACTTCGTGCTCCTGAGCGAACTGGTGGTGGTCAAAGTTGATACCCGCTAGGGTTCTCTGCTTCCAGGCTTCATCGCGCCCTGGTACCGATTCCCAAGACACCTTGAGAGGCTTGAAGAAGTTCCACTTGGCACCTTCCTTGTGAGCATACTGCCAGGTGGTGTGAAAATGGTTCAGACCCTTTGGCGTACTAACCAAAACAGCTTTGGTTGATTCTCTTGACGTCAGAGTGTTGAAGGTAGAAGGCCAGAAGGCTTCCCAGTTTTCCACGAATGCCGCTTCGTCAACAAACAACAAATCGATTGAGTAACCACGAATCGAGTCCGATGACGTTGCCTTAGCAACCGCACGTGAACCGTTTTCAAGACCGATGTTAGCTTCATTCCAAGCCACGACGTTCGGCTGCAGCCAGAGCGGCAAGTTTTCGAACGCGACCTTGACCTTACGTAAGATTTCGATGGCCGTTTCGCCCTTGTTCGCCACAAAGGCAATGAACGGGCGGAAGTCAGAAAAGATCATGTACCAAAGAACGAATGCCGAAACCGCCGTTGACTTGCCAGCCTGACGAGCGGTAGCAAAGATGTTGAAGCGTTCGTTCTTGAGGTTGAGGATCATCTCCTTCTGATACGGATAAAGCTCAAGGGGTTGCAAGCCTTCACCCTTGACTTCAATGTAGATGTATTTTTCAGCAAAGTAGATAGGATCTTCAGTACACTTGATAATCTCTTGCACCATTTCTGGTGTCCATTCAACATAGCTGCCTGCAGCCTTGATCAGAGGATTACCGTTGTACGGCTTGTGCTCCTTTATTTGTGCATTCCAAGGATGGTCTAAAATCATTCTATTTCTTTTTTCTTAGCTTGGGAAATTAGCGACTGAAGTTCAGCAAATGAGCCAGTCAACAGAATGTTATTCACCGTCGTAGGCTTCTCTTGCGCTTCAGGGGCAATCTTCGGTTCTTGTTCATCACGCTTCTGTCGGGACATCTCAATAAATTCCATGTTGATTTCCGACACGGATTTGAGCAACGTCGCCAGACGTTCATAGCAGAGGGAATTTTGCGAGCCATCGGCGATACGCAGTAGTTCTGCCGCCGCTTGCTGGCCAGTCTGAATCAATTCGATCATGTTGTCGCGCGCAAATTTTAGGTCGCGATCATGTTCCGAATCTTCTTTCTTTGTCGGTGGCTGAATATCCACAAGATCATGGAGATCGATGTCTACCGGCACAATGTCATTAGTCATTTTTGTCAATACTTCCTGTTAATTTCTTTCTGCGTGCCTGGAACTTAGAAAGCGGCAGATTAGCTTGATCAGTGTTGATTTTGTCCATGCCTCTGAGACGATGTGCCATCAAACGATGATGACCGTCACTGACAAAATTCTGCTTGTCAAATCGATAGGCTTTGATGGCTTTCTTGTTTGGCGTAGCCAACTGTTGACGAATATGATCGGCGTTGACCCATTTTTGAGATGGCTTTATGTCGTTGGGTTTAAGAACCTTACGTTTCTCTGCCGCTTCTCGCTTTGCTGGATCACTGAATCCAGAATTGTATATCGCGTGTACAAGATTGTTGTAATGACGTTGTTCAAAACCTTTACCGGTGCGAATCTCACCACGTTCGTTGCCCCAACGCTTCTGAATGTAGTCAAGCAATTTGGTAGCACGTGGTACGTCACGCTTAACTTCTAGAAGGAATTGTAAAAATGATTTCATTGTTCTTCATCCGTTTCTACTAGCAATATACCGGCCGAATCCACGACGAATCCAAAGTCATCGTCGACGAAAATTGTGTTAGCATCCACCGTTATCTCGCTGTTGCTGGTTGAGTGACCATTGGCATCTAAGCCAGGTTTAACATGAACGTAACCAATCATCTCACTGCTGTTTGCCTGATCGCCGAAATAGAAGTTGGTTTCAACAAACTTGATCACCGGCTTGGTCTTGATCGGACCAAAATACTCACATTTCATAGTGAACGGTACAGTCCACACAATAGCTCTACGCGTCGTAAAGTTGGTATCGTAGTTGTCTTGTGAACTCGGTTCACCAATGATTACTGGAGTATCTATTGAAATTCCCATTTCAGGAAGAATGTTCAGCGTCATATCCCAGTTGGGCTTGAAGTATGGAATGATCTGTTCAAGGATCTTGGTACCATCTTCGGCGTTCTTGACGTAGATGTACAAGTTGAAATTCAAGTTCCAAGGCGTACTCTGATACTGCATCTTGAATGTATTGGCATCGTTGGGGTTCTTGACCACGCGTTGATTCAGAGTGTTCTTCTTGCGTGAGGGATCCTGAGTCATAGACACAAGCTCAAAGCTCATGGCTGGAAGAACGATTGCTGCGGATTTTTGTAAATCGGCATCTTGATTGATGCGTGCCATCATCTTGTCCTTGACAGCGTAGGTCAAAGGCACTTTGATGATCTGTGTAACGGTACCGCTGGCGTCGGTACGGTTGATACGGATGTCATTGAAAAGTGTGCCGAACGCGATGATGTACTTACGCGTGGTGCTATAATAGAATGTTTGACCAAACATTAAACTTTCTCTAACTTATGTTTTTCAGGATGGAATATCACATAACTCTTCTTCGATCGTACCTTACCATCTGTTTCGCTTGGTGCTGTGTTCGTATACGTCAAGCCATGATAACCCTTCTTGGTCATATGATCGATGTAATGATTTACAACCTCACGTTTGAAACCTTCGTGCGGTTGCATACTAAGATTACTGTCAAAATTTGAAACGTAATGATGAAAATTGGTAGATTTCGCTGCGGCGACACCAAACTTAGCATCAGATGGTGCTTTGCCATTGCTCAACAGGCTGTGTATTTCATCGGCATGTTGCGCGCCATCTATACCTCTTGCCTTTGATATCCAAGCTTTGAACAAGTGTTTGTGTTCGGGTTGAGAAAAGACGGTGCCGGCAATGTGTGAACCGATGGCATCTTGGTCGGATTGTCGTCCTCGCCAGTTAGGAAATTTCTTGTTTTTATAGGTTTTTTGCGGAACCTTGAACAACTTGGCTCGTGTTGGAGCTCTGGTTCGATACAAGTTGCCTTCAATCTTCGTTTGACCGTGATTGTTGCGATGCAGACCAGCTTGGAACTTTTTAGAGACTTCCGGATCAGCAGCGAAATGTGATCCAACGGCGCGATCGATCATGTACTCGTCACGATTGGGTTTCAAATGATCAATCTTGGCTGGACTGCCATGATACATCCATTGAGATTCTTCAAGAAACTGCTTAAACGTCAGCATTAGAACTTTAGTTACCTTTCAAAATGAACTTCTGAATAACTCGGCTGATGTTTGGCAAGACCACCAGACTGTTTTGCTAACCGATTTGCGAAATGTTGATACACAGATTTTTGCGCAGGTTCATGAGGTCTAAAAAATAAACTCTTTGGGTTATATGTACCACGAAAATGATTTATGCTGGAAGCAACGTGCTTCAATAACTTTACGCCAGTGTGACCAAGGTTTGCCCGGTCATATCCATCGTCAACCATGTAATGTACACCATAACTAGCATCTCCGTGATTTTGATACATCATGTGTATTTTGTGACCTTCTCTGTCCATGATATGTGTAACATTCCCGTTGCCATCTTGTGTCATCTTGTCTTCAAGAACCAGAGAGAAGCCTTCGTCAATAGCTTCAAATTGTTTAAATGATAACATTAATACTTACCCTCCGAGAACGGATCAAGGTAGCTCCAATCAATGATGTTGTTGTTACCAGATACATTGTTAGCACCGGTAACTTGTTGATCGGTTTCGGTGCCTGTCTGTACAGTATCCTGGAAGAAGTCACTATCTTCAATCGACATGTCCTCAATCACGTTATACTGCTCATTGACGATCAGATTGCCTTCTTCGTCAACCAGCTGATTACCATGCTCATCAACGAGCACGTAGTTGAGCACATTGGTATCATTCTCGTATTGAATACGATCGATGAAGTCAAAGCCGGTGTTGAAGGTTTCACCGGAATACTCAAAGGTTTCACAGACCAGATCATAAGTCTGAAGTGCGCCAAGCTGATAGAAGAACGGCTTATAATTGACGTATTTGACCTGGAAGACCTTGTTATTCAGAGGTAGGTAGATAACGTCGCCTTCGTTTGGTCGCTTCTGTTGACGATTATTGCCAATCTCTTCATTGAAGATACGTTTGGCCACCGTCAGCGTTACCTGATCTCGGATTTCGAGACCAAGCTTGCCAAGGAACACCCCATCACCTTCAAATCCGTCAATCGACTTGATGTACATTTCGATATTGTAAGCATTGCTGTAATCAGATTGATCATCTTCGGTGTAAAGAGGATCATTAGACACAATGTTGCGCGGCAAGTAATAGACATTAATGCCGTAAATCTTGATGCTTTCAATGATCAGAGATTCCAACATGGCCTGCTCATTAGAAGCGGCAAAGTTGTTGAAATAAGTTGAAGTGCCTTTATTGAAGGTGTCGAATGCCATTATTCTTCCACTTCTGCACTGATGTGCTTGTGACCTAATATCTTTGCACGCATGAGTCTATGATGGCCATTAGTCACAAAGTATTTTCCTTTGTGATGAAGAACATCAATCCTATCACTAGCGTGGCTTTCTTCACCTTTGTCTTTTGCCATACCTGAGTTGTTTATTTTGTTTTTGAGAATTTGAGAATCTACCGATCCTTGTGTTGCAACAACGTCTTTGATATCGATGGTTTTCTTTCTTGATTTAGTAGGATAATGATCCCAAGGATATTCTTGATGATTCTTAATCGGAATTGCGCCCGGTCTTGATTTAGCTGCAGCGCTGCCGGCATATCTTTTTGCAAGATTGTCAACTAGCTTAGAAGCTCTTTCAGGACTTCTTGCGACTTCATTTAAAAATTGCTTAAATGTCAGCATATCTCAACCTATCTTCATTGGAGGCAAGGTTGAGTAGCCATCAAGCATCTCTTTTTCTAGTTCAGCTATCTCTTC